ACAAAGAATACAATGCAGAGTTTAATCAGAAATAGAAAAAAGGTTAGACAAGTCATTGACTTTACAGGTGTGCAAAATGGTAACATGCACCCTAGCGATATTGATGCAGTTTTAGAATTTGATAATGAAGTATTAATTCTAATAGAGGTTAAGTATAAATTCAAAAAGATACCAACAGGTCAAAGATTATTATTAGAAAGATTATGTAATTCTTGGCATACGAAAAAATCTATTGTCCTAAAAGTTGAGCATGATTACGAAAGTGATGAGCAAAACATACCTTTAGAAAATTGTAAAGTAACTGCAATTTATTATGATAAAAAATGGATTTATTACTCTGAGCATTACGACTTTAAACACTACATAAACAAGCTCGGTGAGAAATGGGAATGTAAAAAGTGTGTTTTTTAAACAATTTAATAGTTATTTATTATTTATATATGCCACTACTAAAACCAAAACGATACGAACAAAGAGAAAGTTTCTTGGGCAGATTTATGAATAATGCCAAGATGATTATAGAATATCCTGACCCCAAGCAAAGATATGCAGTTGCTATGGATATTTGGAAAAAGAAATTTAATTAACCCTGCACCCTGCACACATTCCAAAATCAACACCATTGGGTGTGGGGTTTTTTAAATAAAACTTGCATAATTAATTAATTATTATTTAATTTGTTTCAAACAATGAAGCAATGAGAATAATTTTACTACTATTAATTATGTTCGTACAAAGTTGCACAAAGGAAAATTGTGATTTAAATTACTATCCTTCAGCACCTAGACTAGAACCCTACCATGTAGAATACGGAGACAACTATGTAAAGTATGTTTTTGTTTGTATTAATGGTTATAATGAAGTGTATAATTATTATATCTCAGGCGATTGTTGGGAATTAGATTACTCACAAAATTATAATTATAACTGCAAATGAAAGATTTATTTACAACATTAGATGGCGAAGTTTGGGACAGAAACGAACTTGTCGAAAAAGCAATAGAAGATAAATTCTATTATGGTTATTTGTCTAAGGCATGTTTGTCTAGTAGTGCGATAAGCCAATTATTAAAATCTCCAAGAGAGTATAAGAAACAAGATGATTTACCTACTGAATCTGATGCACTTGCACAAGGATATTTATTCCATGCAAGTATATTAGAAGAGGATAAATTTAATGAGTGTTTGTTTTTAGATGTGGCAACTAAAGCAAACAAGCAATATAAACTTGCCAAAGCTGAAAGGTGGGATGTATTTACAATGCGAGATAGAGATAAAGCATTGAAGATGAGAGATAGATTTTATAATTGTCCTGATGCCAGAGATTTAATATCTGATTGTAAGTTTGAAGTACCAGAAATAAATTACTTGAATGATTATCCATTTAGAGCAAAAGCTGATGCTTTAGGAAGTTTACTAATAGATTTAAAGAGTACAAGTGATTTAAATAAATTCAAGTATAGTGCAAAGATGTATAATTATGATAGTCAATGTTTTATATATTGTAATTTATTTGGCAAATCATATAAAGACTTTAGATATATAACCATTGATAAAACACCTACAAATGAAATTGGTATATTTGATGTAAGTGAGGATTTTTATTATAGTGGAGAGCAAAAAGTAGAAATGGCTATAAATGTTTATGAGAGATATATTAAAAATGATTTTGACTTAAATGATTACTTAGTTATAGAAACTTTATGAGAGATGGTATATTTAGACAAGGATGCGTGTTATGAGGACACTTTATTATGTTTACAAACACACACAACGACACTAACCGATGTGGTTATAATTTTACAACACTATGAAGAGCAAGAAGAGTATGAGTGTTGTAGTGGCATATTAAGAGCAATTAATGAATACAAGTCATCGCTTCGAGTTCTTGAATATAGAGGTTGAAAACATTGAGTATTATACTAATTATAAAAACTCTTTATGTCAATTTATAATAAGGAATGGTTCTTATAAGAAAAACTCTAATCTACATAATAGAGAAAGGATTGTTCCAGAAGATATGGCTAAGCTATTAAAAGAAATTCAAGACATCGAAATATTAATATATAAATTAAAGCATGAAAAATACATATAGAAAACTATTACAAAAAGAATCTCCTAATTTATACAAGAGTTATGAATCTATTATGTTAGAACAATTTGAGTTGTTCTGTAAAAAACAATTAGATTATGGCATCAGTAATATAAGTACAGGAGCTGACTTAAATACAGATGAGGGCAAAAAGTTTGCATTATCTGGATTATGGTTTAGAATGAACGACAAGATAAGCCGTTGGAAAAACCTAATCATTAAGAATCGAAAAGCTAATAATGAATCGTTAGTTGATACGTTTCAGGACTTAGGTAATTATTCAATTATATCACAATTAATAAGTAAAGGACAATGGAAGAATTAAATAAAAAGAAACCTGATGGTCGTAAAAACAATGGTGCAGTAAAAGGCATCTCAAGAGGTCAAGGAAGGAAACCTAAAGCGACTGAAAAGAAGTTAAGTAGTTTTGCGTTACAGAGTATGAAAAAAGTATTTGGAAGTGAAGAGAAAGCATGGTTAGAATTGGCAAAGATGTCAAAGGAGAGCTTTCCTCATATGAGATTACTTTGGGAGTATAAGTATGGCAAACCAAAAGAAAGAAAAGAAATGGATATTAAAACAGAAGTGAATATTCCTGTTATTAATTTCTTAGATAAAAAAGAAGACACTATTGATATTGAAGCAGAGATAGATGAAAAATCTGAATCTAAATAAAAAGTATCAAGCTCTATTCAACTCAAAGAATAGATACTTTGTTGTCACAGGTGGTAGGGGAAGTGGAAAGTCCTTTGCAGTCAATACCTTTTTAGTATTACTAACATTTGAAAAAGGACATAGAATACTCTTTACTCGTTTTACAATGACTTCAGCAGGTATGTCTATTATACCTGAATTTATTGAGAAGTTAGAATTAATGGGTATTGCTGAACAATTCACAATAACTAAAACAGAAATAATAAACAATTTAACAGGCAGTTCAATATACTTTTCTGGTATTAGAACCTCAAGTGGAGACCAAACTGCAAAGCTAAAATCAATTCAAGGAGTATCTACATTTGTATTAGATGAAGCAGAGGAATTAACCGATGAGGAAAGTTTTGATAAAATAGATTTTAGTATTAGAGCAAGGGAAGTGCCAAATAGATGTATATTAATTCTAAACCCTACAACAAAAGAGAATTGGATATATCAACGATTCTTTCAGAATAGAGGTATTCCTGATGGATTTAATGGCAATAAGAATGATATAACTTATATCCATACTACATATTTAGATAACTTAGAACATTTATCAAAGTCATTTGTGTCACAAATAGAAGATATGAAAGTTAGAAGACCTGAGAAATATAAGCATCAAATTTTGGGTGGATGGTTGCAAAGAGCAGAGGGTGTTATATTTACTCATTGGAATATAGGTAAATTCAATGGGGAAATAGATTCAATATTTGGTTTGGACTTTGGGTTTTCTGTGGATGAAAATTGCTTATCGGAAGTTGCGATTGATAAAAGTAGAAAAATTATTTGGTTAAAAGAACACTTTTATAAAAAAGGTTTAACGACAAGTCAAATGTATGACTTATGTATTAGACATGCTGGTAAGAATTTAATCGTAGCTGATAATAGTGAGCCACGACTTTTGACTGAATTAAAGATGAAAGGATTGAATATTGTGCCGACAATAAAAAGAAAAGGAAGTATTCTAACAGGAATTAGTTTAATGCAAGATTATCAAATCGTGATTGACAATTCAAGTATAAATTTAATTCGTGAATTTAATAACTATGCTTGGAAGCTAACAGGTGCTATTCCTATTGATAAATTTAATCATGGCATTGATGCTACAAGGTATGCAGTTCAATACTTATTAACTCGTTCAGTACCTCATGGTAGCTATTTTGTAAAATAACAGAATGTTACATTTATAACAAAAACTATTCATTTTGTTAAATTACCAACATTATTTGTCAGTTGGAATATTTATTACTATATTGAATAAAGTTCATTGAAATATTGTTTAATTAAAAACCAAAAACATGGAAACAATTAAGTTTAGAAAATCATTTGGTGGTAGAGAAAAACTATTCGCCAAGAAAAGTCAAACCAAAAAGAATATGTATGTTGGAGATTGTGTGGTTAGGGCAGTTGCTCATGCTACACAAAAACCCTACATTGAGGTTTGGAATGACTTAATGGAGTTGTCTAAAAAGACACTTCAGATGCCAAATACTGAAGCTAATTATGGTTCTTATTTAGAAAGCATAGGTTGGAAAAAACAGAAACCTGTAAGAAATTCAAATAATAAAACCATAAGAGTTGCTGAGTTTCCTGCGAAACCAAGAGGTAAATACATAATTAGTACAAGAAGTCATTTAACTTCTATTGTTAATCGTGTTCATTTAGATTCATGGGATTGTGGAAGATACAGAGCAAACACTTATTGGATAAAGGCATAAGTAATACAGGGGAGGAAACTCCCCTTTTTAATTGACTGATTTGGTCAGTTGGAAAAAAATTATTAATATTATAAAACAAAATACAATACAATGGAAACAATAAAAATAAATGCTTATCAATTTGATGAGCTATCAAACGATTCAAAATTTAATGTAAAATGTTGGTTGGATGAATTTCCAATTGAATACGAACATGAATTGCCAAGTGGCAAACTTGTTATGAGATATGAATATTTTACGGAACAAGATGATGAACTTTCATCTGAAACTTGTAGGATAAATGAATATTTATTTACCAAAGAGGGAAAACCAATACACCATTTAAAAATATGAAAAAAGCAAACATTAAAGCAACCTTAAAAAAATACGATGAGAACAGATATTTTCATCGTGCAGACTTTGATTGGATAGCAAAGAAAAACATCCAATTGATTGATGAAACATTTAAAAAGAAAAAGAAATGAAACAAAGAGAAAAAATAATAGAACTTGCTGAAAGTATTATAGATTGTATACCGAAAGAAATGATTATGCCAAGAGTAATTGAAGATTTTGCTGATGATTCAGACATGGAACATTTAAAACAAAACCTTAGTAATTCAGATAGTTTTGACAAGAATCTTAAAATACTTGACAAGTATACAGACATAGCAAACAAAGTATATAATCAAATTAAATTAAGAATGTAATGAAAACAAGAGACGAATTAAAAGAAATGGAATTGGGTGATTTAATGGACCACCTGATTGAAGCTGAGGATACAATTAAGTATTGTAGTTACTCAAGAAGAGACTTAGATTATTTAAGAGCTCTCCGATATGAATTTGAACGAAGACAACAAATAATATGAGAACACTTGGCAAAATATTAAAGTCGTTTTTCACGACAGACAAAACTCAGTATTGGTTAAGAATACCAACAAGTTTTGAAAGTAAAGAAGCTAAAGAAGATTTTATCTTTGGCACAATAGAATTTTTAAATAGTAAAACACAAATAGATGACACGAACTCCTGATATTGTAAGAGTGGAAATAAACCACCTTAGACAATTGCTTCATAATGCCACTGAAAAGAATGTGGAATATGAAAACAGAATAAAAGAATTAGAAGCTAAACTTGAGGTTTATCATACTAATTTAGAGCATGAATACAGAAAGCAAAATGCATAAATATACTTTTCATATTAAAGAATTTAATAGTGATGAGTATACTAAAGAATTCAATACTGATAGAAGTGTTGAGTGGACTATAAAACAATATAGAAGAAATCGAAACATCGAATATATGAATTTAATAATAAATGAAAAGTAAAAAAGTTAGGTATATTCCATGCTCTGAATTTCAACAAGTATATAGTTGGAATGGCAGAACAAATAAAAAATCAAGTTATATTCCTCAACATATATTAGAGAAATATAGAAAGAATAAATAATAAATTTAATACAATGAAAACAAAAGAAAACAAAAATGTCATTGATGAAATAAGATTTAATGGCAAAACAAGAACCGAAGCTCTTTGTGAATTATATAGCACCTTGTCAAACGATGACTTAATAAATTTAATGAGTATGGCTCATGCAAGAATGTTTGTTTATCACTCTGAATCAAAAACTACTTATGATATTGAATCTATTTGTAGAAATGGCAATTCAATACAAATAAATTTAATAGAGGACTAAATTCAATATATATAAATTCAATAGTATTTTTTCTGTGTTTGGTTTTTACCCCTTGCAATTTTTGTGAGGGGTTTTAACTTTTAAATATAAATAAATCTTTTTACTAATGACATTTGGTCATGTGGAAATAATTACTTAACTTCCCAATGTTTAACAAAAAAAATTATAACATGAAAACAAAAGAAAAAACATTTACAGAATTCACTCCGATTGGCAAAACTTATTGGAATGATGAGGGATTTTATCAAAAAGAATATACTGAGCATTATGATTGGTATGTTCCAAATTCAGGCGATGCACCTACAATTCATGGGGAATTATTAAGAGCAGTATCAAGATTGCATTATGATTATTTTAATAATGGTAATTGTAATATTCAGGAAGTAATTGAAGATGATTGTCCTGATTGTTATGGCACAGGTTGGCAAGAAAGCGATTATGATGATGAGGATGAGATTGATTGCTCAAGTTGTGGTGGCGATTGTACATGGGAGACAGGAATTGAAATTAATGAGTATTATCAAAGAATGATTGATTTTCTTATAGATTATTCTAATGCCCAAAAAGAGATTGATGAATTAGTTAAATTTTTGACCGACTATTATCATTATAGAAACCCTAATTTGTTTGCTGAAAAGAATGAGCAACTTTACACAAGATTGGTTGATAAAATCATGCAACAGATTTTAACTGAGGGTAAAAATGGAAACAGACCAAATCCTAAATTTAGAGAAGATGCATAGATTAGAAAGAAACATTTTGCACCATGCAAAGCAAAGAAAACAATTAAGAAAATATAAACTTAACAATAATACTTGGCAACAAATTAATGAAGTGCCAAAACAATTTAATCATACTATAAAATTGTATGAAGATGATTGTAAAAAAATAAAAGGAATTGGATATTATTAATTAAAAAATAAAATTATGAATGAATATATATTAGTTGAATTTCCTGAATCTCAAAAATACATGGATTGTGATTGGTTTGATGAAGAAGCTCATTTGTGTATTGACATAGCTTCTGCTTATTTCATACCAAAACACAGAATAGATAATTAAAAAATTATATGTTCATGTTTTTTAAGGGGGTCAATTTAGACCCTCTTTTTTTTGTCTTGATTTTAATTAATTTAACATAATGTAAATTATAGTTCATTTTATAAATACTAAAAGTTGGATATTGTATTGAATCTCCATATGCCAAATAAGGCACTTTTTAAGCGATTTAACGAATCATCTATGTTCTGTAATATATTACCCTTCAAAAAAAAAGTTATGCCAATAGCGACAATTTTCCAGAGGTAGAAAAATGAGCATAAAAAAAATATTTAATAAAACACTTGCATATGTCAGTTGCGTTTCGTAGTATTGAAAATGTTAATTTTAAAACTATAAAACAATGAATACAAAAACAGAAACAAAAAACAAAACAGAAATAATAATTTCAACAATTCAACACAAGCCTTATAAGAGTGAGGGCGTCGGAAGTTGGGGAAATGGATATTTAGAAATTCCGAAAGAACATTTTTCATACGATTATGTAATGGATTATATTGATGATTGGGGTTTTTGTGGAAGTTTGTGTGGTGAAGACATAACTTATGACACGCAAACAGACATAGGAGTAAAAATTGGTTTTGACACCCTACATAGTTACAACAATGAAAGCCACGATGAAAAATGGGTTTTAGCTAAATGTAAAGAAATAAAGGATTATTTAAATAGTCCTGAGAGGTTAAACGAAGTTATAGGTATGATGGAATATCGCATAAGTCGTTATGAGGCTTCAATAAAAGAAACTAAGGAAAAAATAAAACAATTAAAAACAATAAAACAATGAAAGAAGAAATTAAATTTCGAACAAGACAAACTGAAAAGGGAATAATAGTACCTGAAAAAGTTTGGATAACATTTTTAAATAATGGTTTTCAAAAAGAATGGATACCATTAACAGATTGGGACAATAATCAATTATTTTGGAGTGATGAATTGATAGACCAAATTAAAAAAATAGCTTCAGAAAAATTTGGATGTAGTTTTGGTTTATCTCCATGCTCACAAAAAGAGTTAGGCAATGCTTGTGTAGATAACTTTTAAACAATAAAACAATTAAAAAAAGAATTCTATAATGAAACACTTAAAAAATAACATTCAAAATATTCAATTAGCGGGTGCATTGATTGGTGTAAATTGGTACGAGATACATGACTTAGTTGATAGAAAAACACTTCACAATATACCCGCTCAAAAATGGTTATACAAACATATTAAAGACCATTTTAAAATAGATATTTTAGATAAAAAAATATTTATGTAAATAAATTCAATACTTAAAAATTCAATACCCCCTATGAATTCAATAGCAATTCAATGGGGGTTTTTTTGTGCTTAATTTTGGCAAGATATAACATGCCCAATTTATAAAGCTAATAAAAAAATAATTATAAAAATATTTTGTCAGTTGGAAAATTTATTTATATATTTGTTCTAACGTTCTTTGACATACCGAAAACAAAAAAAATCTAAAATTAAAAACATGAGTACAATTACAGAAAATTATCTTGAAATGTTAAGAAATGGTGGTCCAATTTGGTGGACCATGAATTTTAAAACAGAAAAAGAAGCCAGAGAATTTATAAACAAAATTCAAGACAAATATTCAACAGAATTAATTTTTGTTGAAAATGGTTTCAAAGTGGAATATAAAAGAAAAAAACAATTATGAAAACAAGTAGAATTAAAGAACTTAACGAAATGTTCACAAAAGGCAAAGAATATAAAACTTATAAAATTGCCACACCTTTACAAAGGTTTGTAAATAAACTAAAATACGTTGTTTTAAATGACACTTTTATAAAGCTATTTATTTATTTAAGTGCATTTGTATTTACAATTTTATTTAGTATCGAACTCTAAAAATTAAATTATGAAAACAATAGAAGTAACACAAATGAACTCAACAAGGACAGGAAATCCTGTCGCAAATCAATTTAAGATATACACCAATAAGTATATATATTTTCAAAGCTATTCAACAATTATAGCAAGAAAACAAAGGGGATTTTTAGGAAAAACAACCCTTGACAAAAATTACTGGGATTATTCAAGAACCACTTTAAAATATTTAAAATCATTCTTAGGCACAAACAAAAGCAAAAAAGAAATTGAGAAAGATATCAAAACAGGGGTTTACAAATTAGCAAAGCTAAATTAAAAGAGGGGGGCACTGAGCCCCCTTTTTTTTTGCTTCAAAGCTATTAATTTAACATAATATTAATTATAGTTCATTTAATATTAATTAAATTTTATTAATCATTTAACCCAGTTTTTTAAATCTTATTTCATAGCTGTAAAAATCTAAGTCATTGAGAATCAAGAAAAAAAGATTAATTAAACTAAATTTTTTTTATTATTCACTTAAAACTCATCCATAAGACACCCACAGAAGCAATTTAAACGCTATTTAAGAGCATATTAATTCAATTCTATATATATGCCCCACTTTTGTAGTATAGTGGCTTAAAAACGCTTATATTCATTGAGTATGCGTGTTTACAATCGCGTATCCTTTATTACTCCACTCTCTCTACAAACTACAAGTTCCATCTGACAGTTGTCAATTCAATGTGAATTTAATACCTTTATGAATCTAATGGGTAAAAAGATTTCTACTTTATACTATACTAATCTGGCACATTCACTTAATGCGATTGCATTTTGTGTAGATAAAGGAATTAAGGTTTATGCTGTGCCAAAGACTGATAAAGAATACTGGGTTGAAGTAAACAATAATGGTAATATAACTAGAAGTCCTGTTACTTATGGCAAAAAGGAATGGAGTGAGAAAATATATGAATTATATGTGCACTACTACAAGAAATATAACGCAAATGACAATTAGTCAGAACATATATATTATATATATATACATAGTGTTATATATACATAGTGTATAATATACATCGTGTATTACATGCATAGTGTATAACATATATGTTACATGCATAATTAATAACATATTCTACCTGACATATATTCAGTTGAGTATGTTGAGATACAAAAAATTAGATAATTATTAATTTATTATATGGCAAGAAAGACAATAGAATTAGAAGTGCCAACAACTCTTGCAGACATTAAGTTGTGGCAATATCAAAAGTATATGAAAGTTGTGGATTCTCACAAAGACGCAGAAGAAACAGATGAGCTTGTAAACTTTTTAAATATGAAGCTCGTTGAAATATTTTGTAACGTAAGTTTGAAAGATGTTTCTAAAATATCTGTAAGAGGATATAAAAGAATATTAGATATACTTAACAAAGCGTTTGAAGAGAAGCCTAAGCTAGTACAAAGATTTGAGCTAGAAGGAGTAGATATGGGATTTATACCAAAGTTAGATGATATTAGTTTAGGAGAATACATTGACATAGAAACTAACATTTCTGATTGGCAAAAAATGCATAAAGCAATGGCTGTATTATACAGACCAGTTAATTTTAAGTTAGGTAATAAATACGGAATCGCACCTTATGAAGTCAAAGAAGAAGTACAGGAAGCAATGAAAGAAATGCCAATGAATGTAGTAATAAGTTCAATGGTTTTTTTTTACGATTTAGGGAAAGCGTTACTGGGAGCTATACCGAAATATATGGAGAAGAATCTCACGAGTTCACAGATTTATCAGCTAGAGCAACATTTGCAAAAAAGTGGGGGTGGTATCAATCAATCTATGCACTTGCTAAAGGAAATGTCCTCGAGTTCGATAGGGTTACCAAATTACCACTTTTCCAATGTTTAAATTATTTGGCATTTGAGAAAGAAAAAGTAGAAATAGAACAACAAGAAATAAAAAAGGCATATAAGATATGACAACATTTTACGATATACTAGACACATTGAAAACATATCTTCAAGGTAATTCTAATATTAACACAGTTACATACGGAGATATATTTGAAGTAGATTTAGCAAAGCAAAGTATTTTTCCTTTGGCACATATTATAGTAAACAACTGTACATTTCAAGACCATGTAGTTGTATTTAATCTACAAATAATATGTATGGATGTAGTGCATGACACTAACGAAGATGTAAAAGACCAAGATAATTACTTTCATGGTATAAATAACAAACAGGATATATTAAACACAATGTTTTTTGTAGTTAATGGATTACAAAGTTCATTAAGAAGAGGAGAATTGTTTACAGATTTATTTCAAGTAGAAAGTGATTTTACAGCAAATATGTTTGAAGATAGATTTGAGAATTTACTTGCTGGATGGTCAATGGACTTTGATGTAATAGTACCAAATAATCAAATATCAGATATTAACGCTAACGGACAATCACCCTGCTAATGAGTTTGAAACTAAGAAATACTGAGGTTTTTTTAACTAATTATGTAAAAAGGTTAATTGTATTGACTAGGCAAGAAATACTAAGACCACAAACAAGAACATATAGAAGTAAATTATTTGGAAATAGAACCATAAACTCTCCTTTAGATTCAAGTGGAGATTTAAGAAATAGCCTAAGACTTGTAAAGAAATTAAAAAATGTAGTTAATGAAAAAGGATTTAGAGCTACACAATCATATAGGGTTGTTGGTAATTCTTATGGTGAAATACTTGATGAAGGTGTTGGACCAGAAAAGGTAAAAGTTACAGTTGAAGGACTAGAGAAGTGGATTAATAAAAAACCTGTTAAGCTAGACAAGATAAAGAATAAAACAAAAGTTGCTGAATACATGAAAAGAAAAATAGATAGATATGGTATTCAAGGAACTGGATTCCTAAGAAAATTATTAGATAAACAATCTGATAAAGTGTTTGGAATAATACCAAGCATAACAAAAGATATATCTCTTAATTTAGATGATATATTAATAATGCTAGGTTGGGATAAATCAGGAGAAACATTTACAAGAAAAATATAATGAGTACAATCATAAACGCAAGAAGTCCATATTATTTTAAAGTATCTAATGCAGATTTAGATTCTGTAAAACTTCAATTATATATTTGGACTGGAACACACGCACAAAGAACAAGTGCTTATTTGAGATATACAATAAGCAAAGACCAAAGATTAGATGAATTAGATAGAGGAACAACAACATCAACTACTGCAAATAAATTAGTGGATAGTACACAAAACTTTAATACTACAGCACAAGTTGGTAGTTTTGTAAAGAACACTACAGATAATACTACAGCTAGTGTAACTGCTATTGATAGTGACACTACTTTGTCTTTAGATACAGATATTATGGCTTCTGGTGAAGAATATATATTATTTGCCAAACCTTATGTAGTATTTGAATTAAGTGAGTTAATTAGAGATTATCTTGAAACAGAATATAATGATTATGCTACAGATGCAGTTTGGGTAGATGCAGATGTTACAATATATAATTCTGCAGGTTCTATTGTTCAAGTAAATAGTCAAAACACAAATACAACTACTTTTCTTGGCATAGATGGATATGGATATTTTGAAGATGGTGTAAATCCAAGAGATACTTCAACACCTATGGTTTTACAAGACAATACTAATGTTTATTACTATGATGGGCAAGATATAAAAATACCTGTATTTGCAGAAGCAGCAACAATAACTGTTTCTTTACAGTCTCAAGCTGCTGCTAATATTAATTGGGAAGCTGCTGATGACTTTTGGGAAACAAATGATAATACTTGGGGCTCAGGTAATGTTAATATATCTATAACAGATAATGGAAATACTGACCAAAAAATTCAATATGTAATTATTGAAGACACAGAAGATTTAGATGATGGAGATACGGTTACATTTTCTAGTAATAGCAGTGACTATCCAGATGATGTTGTTATTACATTAAAGAAAGTAAATGAATGTAAGTTCTCTCCTTTAAACACAATATTTTATAATAAATATGGTGCTTTACAAAATATGTGGTTCTTTAAGAAATCAACAACTAACATTAATGTAAAATCTGAACAATTCAAGAATAATATATTGGATTTAGAAAACTCAGGAGGTACACCTTCTTATGCCTTAAGTAAACATCAAGAAAAGAAGTTTATGGTAAATGCCAAAGAATCTATAACAATGAATACAGGTTTTTATCCAGAATCACATAATGAAGTTGTAAGACAGATGTTATTATCAGAACAAGTTTGGTCTGACGATACAAGCACTGTATTGCCAATAAACTTAAAATCTAATTCATTACAGTTTAAGAAATCTGTAAATGATAAATTAATTACATATACAGTTCAATTTGACTATGCGTTTGATAAGATAAATAATATTCTATAATGCAAAAGATAGTTTTATACATAAAAGATGGCGATGATGTTTATCGAAGAGTTGATATGTTTGATGATGAAACAATAACTTTGACATCAAAGATTCAAGACGTAAGAGATATAGGAAAAGTATTTACTGATTTTAGTGAAACATTTACAGTTCCAGCTTCAAGAGAAAACAATAAAATATTTCAACATTGGTATAAACATGAAATAGATAATGGATTTGATGCCAGAACTAGAAAAGATGCTATAATGGAAATGGACTTCTCTCCATTTAAAAGAGGTAAAATATCACTAGAGAATGTAAAGTTAAGAGACAATAAACCATTTTCATATACTGTTGTTTTTTATGGCAATCTAATAAATCTAAAAGATTTACTTGGTGATGATGAACTTAGTGACTTGCCTGAACTAGATGATTATACACATGATTATAATAGTTCTAATGTTAAAACAGGATTACAAAGTGGATTATCTTCAGGCAAAATAGTATATCCTTTAATATCACATACTAAAAGATTTTACTATGATTCTGCAACATCAAGCCCACAATATAGTGGAAACTTGTATTATAATACAACAGCAAACAATATTGGACTTGCATTTGATGATTTAAAACCTGCAATAAAATGTTTGAGTATTATAGAAGCTATAGAAGATAAATATACAGTTGCAAACGGTTATGCATCTAATATTGTATTTACTAGAGATTTTTTTAATAATACAGAGTTTTCTAATTTATATTTATGGTTAAGTAGAAACAAAGGACCTATAGGTGGCGATGAAAACCAAGAAGAAACATTAAGTAGAATATGTGGTGATTGGGGTTTTTCTTCTGGTGATTTAGGATTTGCTGTTGATGGAGACACTTGGTCTTTTACAGTAGAAAATCTTAATGCAAGTTTCGAAGCTACATTGACTGTGACAACTACTGGAGGAAATACAAGTATTCCATTTAAAATGAAAGCCATTGATTATGTAAGTGGTACAACATTAAAAGAATCAACTATGGCTGCAGGTTCTAGTAGAACATTAACTTTTGAAGTAGCACAGAGTTTTAATCCTGTAAACTATCAGGTCAAATGGATTATTGAATCGAATACAGCAATTTCATTTACACCACAAATAGAACTTACAAAGTTTATTATTACTAACGGAACAATATCAGGTCAAGATGATGCAGTTTATAATATTAACGGTACTGGTAATTCAATATCTACAGTTAGTGAAATTATTATTACTCAGAATGTGCCAAAGTTAAAAGTAATAGATTTTTTAACTGGCATATTTAAAATGTTTAATCTAACTGCATATTATGTAGAAGATGTTGGAGATGCAGATTTTGATAAAATTAAAGTAGATACTTTAGATGAGTTCTATGCTGATAGAGTTAATAATCCATCAGAAGGAGAATGGGATATAACTAAGTTTGTAGATACATCAAGACTGCAAGTAAATAGAGCTTTCGAGTATAATGAAATAGATTTTAGCTATCAAGAGCCGAGCACTTTGTTATCTATAAATCATCAAGAACAATTTAATGATATTTTTGGCGATGAAGAGGTTAGACCACAAAATATAGATAGAGGAACTTCGTATGAAGTTGAAGTGCCTTTTGAACACATGAAGTTTGAAAGATTGTTTGATGAGAATGAAACATCAAGTAGCCCTTATGATTTAGCAGACACAGCATATTTAACTGACATATTGTGGGGGTATTCTGCTGCAGGAGAGTTTACATCTGATACAGACGTAACTCCTAATACTGGTAACTATGAACCTGTACTTACAAAACCATTAGTATTTTATGCAATTCAAGAAACAGGATTAACTTCTGCAAAAGGAATTAAATGGATTTCTGATGGCACACCTATTTCTTTAACACAATATTATAGACCATCAAATACAAATGAAGATGGAACAAGCTCAACAGCACCATCTTTTACTATAAACTTTGATGATGAGATTGATGAATGGAATTTACAAAACTACGGAGGAACAACTAACTCATTATTTAAGAAGTTTTATGCTACTTATATAAATGGAATATTTAATGAGAAAAAAAGAATATATAAATTAAAAGCATATTTATCTACTGATATTTTAGCAAACTATAGATTGAATGATGAGCTTGTGATACAAAACAAGGTATATCGTATTAATTCTATAGAAACAAACTTTAATACAGAGGTAAGTAGTTTAGAACTTTTAAATAAATTAAGTGATGATTAGAAACATAATAGATTTACTTAACGCTTCTGATTGGTATGGAGAAGATGAATTAATTGAGATTGCCAAAGGTAAATACGCAGGAGTGCGTAATTATAAAGAAATGAAACAACAACTAAAAAGATTGAAGCATGGCAAGTAAGAAAATATTAATTAGTGTAGATATAACAACTAAATCTGCTGAAGTAAATGTAGATAAGGTAGTAGATAAACTAAAACAATTAGAAGGAGCACAAACAAAAGTCACAAAAGCTACAGAAAAAGGTAGAGCACAATCTGGTCTTAATAATGCAATATTATTAGAAACTGGTCGTTTAGCTTCAGATGCTTCTTATGGTTTTACAGCTATTGCCAACAACTTGTCACAAGTAGTAACATTGTTTGCTAGTTTTATAGAAACAAATAAAAGTGTAACAAAATCATTTAAAGAACTAGGAAAATCATTAATTGGTACTGGTGGATTTTTAATTGTTGTACAGCTTTTAATTTCATTTGGACCTAAATTAATGGAAATGTTGAAAGGAGTTACTCAAGAAATGAAGGACCTTAAAGACATTCAAAAAGAAGCTGCAGGTGCAGCAGGAGAGCAAATTGGTCAATTGCAAACACTTGTAAGAATATTAGATGATAGCACACAATCTTCTTTTGAGAAACAAGCAGCTTTAGATAAGTTAAGAAAAGAACACAAAAAATTAAATATAGAGTTAAATGAAGAAGGAACATTAACTGAAGAATCTAAAAAAGCTATAGAAGAATATATACCTGTATTAAAACAAAAAGCATTGGCAAATGCTATTATGACTAAGATACAAGCTAAATATGTAGAGATGCTTGAAGTTGAACAATCTTCAATTGCAGATAACATAAAATGGTATGAAGCAGCTTTAGCATTTCTTAAATCAGGAGGTCAAGCAACTTCAGAAGAATTAGCAAAACTTACTTTAAAGGGTAAAGAAAGAAGAGAAGAAACAATTGCAGAGATTCAAGAAGACATAAATGCACTTATAGAATCGTTTGCAGAACTTGACACTATTGGAACTGACCCTGAGGAAACAGCTCCAGTCAAAACAGTTAAAGCAATACAAAGCGTATTGAAAACTACGAATAAAGAAGCATTTAAAGACGCAGATGATTTCTTAAAGAATTTAGCTAAAAATTCAGATACTCAATTAAAAATTAGAGCTAAAGAATTAAAAGATGCAGATACAATGCAAAGAAAAGCAAGTAAAGATTCTATAAAATTAGCTGAAATAGAAAGAGATTCTAAATTACAAGCGTATCAAGATGTAGGTAATGGCTTGATGGCTTTAAGTCAATTAGCTGGTAAAGAAACTGGAGTTGGTAAAACTTTAGCCATAGCTTCAACTTTAATATCAACTTATGCTGCAGCACAAAGAGCTTATGAAAGTCAATTTAATTTACCAACATTAGATGCTCCTGCAAGAGCAGCTATTGCGGCAGCAGCAGCTATTGCTCAAGGTTTAGCCAATATTGCAGCTATAAGGAAAGTACAAACACCTGCAGGAGCTGGTGGAGGTGGAGGTGGAGCAGTTACGCCAACAACAGTAGAAGCTCCTGACTTTAATGTAGTAGGAGCAGGAGGTGTTTCACAATTAGCTACAGGATTAGCTGGAATTACTGGCAAACCAATTCAAGCATTTGTAGTTAGTAAAGAAATATCATCAGCACAAGAACTAGACAGAAACATTACAGGAAACGCATCTTTAGGTTAATTATATAAATAAATTTAATATGAGAATAGTAGAATTATTAATAGACGAAGAACAATTATTATCTGGCATAGAAGCCATATCTATTGTGGACCAACCTGCAATAGAAGAGAACTTTATTGCTCTTTCTAAACAACACGAAATAAAACTTGCACAAGTAGATGAAGAGAAAAGAATACTTATGGGTGCTGCATTAGTGCCAGACAAGAATATATATAGAAAAGATGGTGAAGAAGAATATTATATATATTTCTCAAAGGATACTGTAAGACAAGCATCACAATTATTCTTAATGAGAGGTAATCAAAACAAATCTACATTAGAGCATCAAGCTGAATTACATGGATTATCTGTAGTTGAATCTTGGATTATAGAAGATGAAGTGCATGATAAATCAAGAAAGTATGGAATGGATTTACCTATTGGTACTTGGATGGTTTCAATGAAAGTAAATAATGATGAAGTATGGAATGATTATGTAAAAACAGGATTAGTAAAAGGATTTAGTATTGAAGGATATTTTAAAGATAAATTAGAAATGTCTGCAATAGATTATGTAGAAAATGAGGAGGAAGCTACAGAAATATTGTTAGAGATTGCCAATTCAATACTAGACAATAAATATGAATTAAAAACTTATGGTGATTACGGAAGTGGTGTTAGAAATAATGCTAAAAGAGGTATTGAACTTAATAAGAAAGTAAACAATAAATGTGCTACTTCTGTAGGTAAAGTAAGAGCTCAACAGTTAGCAAGAGGTGAAAAATTATCTGTTGGTACTATAAAAAGAATGTATTCGTATTTAAGTCGAGCAGAAACATATTATGACGCAGGGGACAGTAAAGCGTGTGGAACTATATCATATTTACTATGGGGTGGTAAAGCAGGATTAAACTGGTCAAGAGGTAAATTAAGAGAACTTGGTGAGTTAAAAATGGCATCAATGGTTGTAGATGATGACCATGCAATTATAAACGATAGATTAGCATATTCATCTGAAGAGATGGCTAAAAAGATGGCAAAAGATTTAGATTGTGATGGAATACACAAACACGAGCTTGAAGGTAAAACTTGGTACATGCCTTGTGCAGAACATTTCTTAGCAGAAGTTGGACCAAGAGGAGGAGTAAGAAAAAGCCCTAAAGCACCTAAATCTGATACACCTAATCCTAACCCTAAAGGAAAAGGAACAGCCAAAGGAGATGCTTCTGGCAAAAAAGGAGCTAAGGTTTCTGCAAAAGACAAAGCATCACTACAAAAAAAAGCAGATGACTTTAACAAAAGATATAAAGAAAAATTAGGTTATGGTATAACTGTTGGTATGTTGGCATCGGTATTTCAAAGAGGTCTTGGTGCTTTCAATACAAGTCATTCACCTAACGTAAAATCACCCTCACAGTGGGCACATGCGAGAGTTAATGCTTTTATGTACTTGGTAAGAAACGGAAGACCACAAAATGCCAAGTATACTACAGATTATGATTTACTACCAGCTAAACATCCAAAAAGCAAGAAATAATTATGGCGTTAATACATAATACATCTTGGCAAATTAAAATAGATAACATGACAGATGCTCAAAGAACATCTTGTAAAATAGAAGATGGAGCGTTAGTTAGAACTTCAACAGGTATATATGGAATACATGGAGGAGAGCATGTTAAAATATATCCACAATTAGGAAGTACAGGTGCTGTTTATCAAAATGTAGAAACTTTAACTACAGGCAGAACATTAACAACAAGCGACCACGTTATATTTACTAACTTCTCTACAGAACAAAACTTAGTTTTGCCTACTGCTTCTGGCAATAAAGGAAAGGAATATATTATTAGAGCCAGACACAATAGCGAAAAATGTGTACTACAAAGAAGTGGAAGTGATAATATAGATGACGGAGGTTTAGAAACATCAATAGACATTAACGCAGACAAATCAAGAACATTAATTAGTGATGGTTCATCTACTTGGTATGTCGTAACATCAATAGGAGCATAATATGAAAAAAACAAATGAAACATTAGGCAGGAATGTGCCAAAGAACGGAAGAAGAGGTTGTCTGTGTAAAGATGGAAAGACATATTCCAGAAAGTGTTGTGATGGTACTTTACGTTCACAAGGAATAGGCAAAATCTAACAACTTTTTTATAGATTATTACTTTTATAAATAAAATTAATTTTATAATATATATTTTATGGAAAAACAAAAAGCTACATCAATTCTAAACGACATCATGGAGAAATTATCTCTAATTAAAAAAGATGACGTTAAAGAAGTTGAGCTTAAAGAAGAAGAAGTTCAGCTTTCTGAACAGCTTACTGAAGAAGAAGAAATGTCACAACAACTAACTGAACTTGCTTGTCAAGAAGAAGTAGTTGCTGAAGAGCTTTCAACTGATGAGGTAGAAGCTGAAGAACTACAAGAGGAAGTTTCTGCAGAAGAAGTTTCTGAAGAGATTGAAATGGAAGAAAAAAAATACGTTTCAAGAGAAGAGTTTGATATGAAAATCAAATCAATTATGGACAAGATTGATGAGATGAAGTTAGGTTATGATAAAGAAAAAGTTTCTATGAGCAAACAAATAGAAGAGCTTTCTAAAGAACCTGCTGCAGAACCAATCAATCAAGGTACTGAGGAACAACCTAGAAAAAAAGTTCTTTACGCACAAAACAGACAATTCAATACAAAAGATAGAGTATTGAATACAATTTTTAACATTAATAGATAAATAAATAGACAAAAATGGCTACTACTACATCAATTACTACTACTTATGCAGGGGAATTTGCTGGTGATTATATTTCGGCTGCATTATTATCTGGTAATACTTTAAATAGAGGTAATATCGAGATTAAACCAAACATTAAGTTCAAAGAAGTAATCAAGAAAGTCGCAACTGATTCTAACGTAATAAAAGATGCAACTTGTGATTTTACTGATACTGCTACTGTAACTTTAACAGAAAGAGTTCTTCAACCAGAAGAGTTTCAAGTAAACCTTGAACTTTGTAAGAAAGACTTTAGAAGCGACTGGGAAGCAATCCAAATGGGATACTCAGCGTATGACAACTTACCTCCAAAATTCTCTGATTTCTTAATCGGACACGTTGCAGGTTTAGTTGCAGAAAAAACTGAGCAAAATATCTGGGGAGGTGTAAACGGAAACGCAGGAGAATTTGACGGATTCACAGTTTTAATGGCTGCTGATTCTGACGTAAATGACGCTGCTAATGGTTCTGAAACTTCATTTACTTCATCTAACATCGTTACTTTATTAAGTAATGTTGTAGATTCAATTCCTAACGCAGTTTATGGACAAGAAGATTTAAAAATATATGTTCCACCTGTAGCATACCAAGCATACATCAGACACTTAGGAGGATATGGTGCTAATGGATTAGGTGCTCAAGGTTACGATAACAAAGGAAACCAATGGTATAACAACAATGCTTCATTATCATTTGAAGGAATTGAAGTTGTTTATACTTCTGGTATGCCTTCTGACCATATCGTTGCTGGACAAAAATCAAACTTATACTTTGGTACTGGTCTTTTATCTGACCACAACGAAGTAAAAGTTCTTGATATGGCTGACTTAGATGGTTCTCAAAACGTAAGAGTTGTTATGAGATTTACATCTGGTATCCAGTACGGAATCGGTTCAGATTTAGTATTATTAACATTAGCTTAATAATTAAATAATTGTATAACATAAGAAGGGTAGGTGGTATGGACTACCTGCCCTTTTTTAATAAAAAATAAAATATTATGGCTTGTGGATTAACTTTAGGAAGAAAAGAACCATGTAAAGACGTAGTGGGTGGTATTAAAAATGTTTACTTTGTAGATTTCGGTGACTTAGGAACAATTACTGAAACAAATGACGAAATTACAAACATGACAGGCGATTCAAGTAATGACTTAACCGCATTTAAATATGAAGTTAAAGGTAACTCATCGTTTGAAACAAATATCACTTCTTCAAGAGAAAATGGTACGACATTCTTCGAACAAACATTAAATTTAACCTTACATAAATTGTCTAAAGAAGACAATAAAGAATTAAAATTATTAGCTTTTGGAAGACCTCATGTAGTTGTAGAAGACTACAACGGAAACTGTATGTTAATGGGATTAGAGCATGGTGCTGATGTATCTGGAGGTACAATAGTAACTGGTGCTGCTATGGGAGATTTAAGTGGTTATACACTTACTTTATCTGCTATGGAAACTAAACCAGCTAACTTTATGGAAGTAGATTCAACACAAACTGGTTATCCGTTTAGTGAATTTGCTGGACTTTCTGGAACTATAACAATTACAGAAGGAACTAATTCTTAATAATTAAATTTACTTTGTAGAAAAGAGGGATGCTTTATGTGTCCCTTTTTTTATGCAAACAATTTTAATTAACTTTATTATTTATATATGATAATATTAACAACATCTACAGATGCTCAAACTTTTAAGATAATACCTAGAAGTGCACCGAGCTCTGTTACATTTGAACTTACTGATAAATCTAAACGTACTACAAGTACAGTTTCTGTTACAGTAAGCAATTCAAACGGGTACATGTCTATTAATGGTACATTTGGATTAGTTGCCAATAGATTTTATTCGTTTATAGTAAAAGATGGTAATACAATTATATATAGAGGAAGTATATTTTGTACTGACCAAACGGATTATAACGTATTTGATGTTCATTCTGGAGATTATACAACAGAGAACTCTTACGATAACGACTTTGTAATAATATGACAAAAAAAAGCAATAGAGCAACAAGAAGAAGATTGAGTGCTCCAAAACCGAAATTAGAAGTACAGCAAGGTAAAATCCATGTTGTAAATCTTTCCTCCTATACAAGACCTGAGATTACCGAAAGATATAATCAAGAATGGATTGAATACGGAGATGATAACAATTATTTTCAATACTTAATAGATAGATATAATGGAAGCCCTACAAACAATGCTGCAATCAATGGAATAGCAGAAATGGTGTATGGTAAAGGATTAGATGCTGTTGATAGTATTGATAAACCTGAAGAATATAAAGAACTCAAAGAATTATTCTCAAAAGATTGTATGAAGAAAACTTGTTATGACTATAAAATGATGGGTCAAGCAGCACTTCAAATAATCTATTCTAAGGACCGTTCTAAGATTGTTCAGGTAGAACATATACCTGTAGAGAAGTTAAGGGCAGAGAAGGCAGATAAAAAGGGTATAATTAACGCTTATTACTTTGCTAATGACTGGACTGAAATCAAAGGTAGCAAAGTGCCAAAAAGAATACCTGCATTTGGTACAAGTAATTCAGGATTAGAAATACTTTATATTAAACCTTATAGAGCAGGATTTTATTATTATTCTCCTGTAGATTATCAAGGAGGTTTACAATATGCAGAACTTGAAGAAGAGATAGCAAATTATCATATCAATAATATTCAGAATGGTCTTGCTCCAAGTATGCTTATTAACTTCAATAACGGAGTACCTACGGAGGAACAAAGAGAGCTTATTGAAAGAAGCATACAAGAAAAGTTTAGTGGTTCGTCTAATGCTGGTAGATTTATATTGGCATTTAATGATAGCAAAGACCTTGCAGCTTCTATAGAACCTGTCATACTTTCTGATGCTCATGAGCAGTATAAGTTTTTATCTGATGAATCTATGAGAAAAGTAATGGTATCTCACAGAATTGTATCGCCTATGTTAGTAGGTATAAAGGATACTACAGGTCTTGGCAATAATGCAGAAGAGTTACAAACTGCTTCAATACTTATGGATAATACTGTGATTAGACCAATGCAAGTAACAATACTTGATGAGCTAGAAAAGATATTAGATTATAATGGTATTGAATTAGATATATACTTTAAAACTCTACAACCTCTTGAATTTACTGATTTGACTAATGCAATTACAGATGCTGAGATAGAGAAAGAAACAGGTATAAAGAAAGAGGACCAAGAACCAGAACAAGAAGTTGAACAACCAGAAAATATTGAAGAATAATGGCAACAGCACTATTTATAAAAAGGTCAGACATTGTTAAGAATACAGCTTTAAATTCAAATGTAGATACTGATAAATTTATTCAGTTTATTGCATTAGCACAAGAGATTCATGTTCAGAATTATTTAGGCACAGACTTATATGATAAAATAAGTGCTGATATAATTGCAGGAACATTATCTGGCGACTATTTAAGTTTAGTAAATGATTATATACAACCTATGTTAATTCATTTTGCTATGATTGAATATTTGCCATTTGCAGCTTATTCTATATCAAATGGAGGTGTATTTAAACATAATTCAGAAAACAGCTCACAAGCAAGTAAAGAAGAGATTGATTTCTTAATTCAAAAGGAGAGAGATTATGCAGAGTATTATGCACAGAGGTTTATAGATTACATGACGTTTCATGCACCAAGTAAATTTAGCGAGTATTATAGTAATAATAATGAAGATATATACCCTGATAAAGATACAGGGTTTCATGGATGGCAACTATAAAAAAGACATACAAACCTAAAGAGGTAAATAAAAAGAAACTATTAACTTATCTTAAAAAGATAAATGATAAAAAGGTTAAAAAATAATGGCTACACTCACAGGTAAGAAAATAAAAAACACTTATGACGCTTTACTTAAATTAAGCGACAACGACAACTTAACAACAACAGCTAAACAAGTAACGGATGGATTTGGAAATAATGCACCTTTATATATTAGCACAACTCAAATAGGTATAGGGGTTACTCCAGAAGTAGGATATGACTTACATGTTTACTCAGATGCCAAAGTAGGAGGTAACTTAACTATAACAGGAGATTTAACAGTAAACGGAACAACAACTACTGTAGATACAGATACGTTAAGAGTAGAAGACCCATTAATTGAATTAGCTAGATTAAATACAAGTGCTGATTCTGTTGATATAGGTTTTTATGGAAAATATCATCCATCTGGAACTACATTATATTCTGGTTTATTTAGAGATGCAGGAGATGATAAATATAAATTATTTAAGGATTTACAAACAGAACCAACGACTACAGTTAATACAAGTGGAACAGGATATGCTAGAGCAGATTTAGTTGTTAGCACTCTTGAGTTTGATTCATTAAAGGATTTAGGAGAATCAATTACAATAACAAAGTTTGTAGATGAAGCTGACGGTATTTCAAATAACGATAATGATACAACAATACCTACAAGTGCTGCAGTAAAAGATTATGTAGATAATAATTCTAGTAATACTTTGTCTGAAGTTTTAGCTGCAGGAAACACTACAGGAGGAACGGATATATCAGTAAGTGCTAATGACGATATTGTTTTAGCAGCAGGAAGTAAGGTTAAGTATAGTACCAATTCTTTTATGACACCTGAAAACAATACGAGTGGTGCAGAAATAAGTACAGCAGGAACTTTTATTGTTAAAACAGGAACAACTCCAACTTTAGGTTTTACACTTGACGCATCACAAAATTCAACTTTTGCAGGAAACTTAACGGTATCTGGTACAGGACAAAGCAGTTTTGCAGGACAGGTTACAGTACCACAAACACCAAGTGCCGATACAGATGCTGCAAGTAAAAAATATGTAGATGACCAAGTAGGTGGTGCAGATACACTTGCAGAAGTATTGTCTAACGGAAACACTACAGGAGGAACGGATATTGACGTTAGTGCAGGAGACGATATAAATTTAACCGACACAAGTGAGATACATCTAGGAGATAGTGCAGATTTAGTTATCAAACATAATGGAACGCAAGGTGTAATAACAAACAATACAGGAACTTTACAGTTTGTGCAAAACACAGATGACGGAGATATAAAATTCTTTTGTGATGATGGTGCTGGTGGCACAGAAAATTATTTACAAATAGACGGAGGAGAACAAAGAATTAAAGTTTTTAATGAAATGCGATTTAACGACAATGTTGAATTGCGTTTAGGTACAGCAAACGATTTAAAAATATATCACGATGCTAGTAATAGTTATATAAAAGATGATGGTACAGGAGATTTAAGAATATGGGGAGATAATGTAAATATAGGAACTGCATCAGGAAATAAAGTATTTTTTAATAATAGTGGCGTAGCAGAATTATATTTTACAGGTGGTGCTAAAAAGCTTGAAACAACAAGTTCAGGAGTTAGTGTTACAGGAAGTGGAACTTTTTCAGGCGATGTTGCATTAACAGGAAGTGGTGATAAAATTATTTCAGCAATTTCAAGTGATGATGATGCAACTTTATTTTTAAGTGGTGCTGGAAGTGGTAAAGATACTCATATTGTATTTGGTGGAGATAGAGATTTATTCATATCTAAATCCTCAAGTGCAACAGCAACAAGTGAAGGAACACCAGTTTTAACATTAGGCTCAAACTCTAATGCAAGTTTTGCAGGAAACGTAGGAATTGGAACAACTTCGCCTAATCAAGATGGTTGGTCATCTGGTAACAAGGTTGTAACTATAAAATCACAAACCTCTGGCGCAAGAGGAGTTTTAGAATTAATAGGCTTAGGAAATTCTGATAACAACGAGGTTGGTGTTATTAATTTTATGAGCCAAGCTGAAACATCGCCTTTAGCAGCAATTAATGGTTTAAGACATACAAGCGACACCTCAGGTAAATTGTCATTTGACACCGCAGGAAGTGAAAGAATGCGTATAAATGAAACTGGAAATGTAGGTGTAGGAACAACTAACCCAGACCAAAAGCTTGTTGTAAATCAAACATCAACTGGTAAATATGCTATCAAAGCAGAATATAATGGCACTAACTTGGGTGGCTTTTTTGTAGATGGCTCAGGAAATAATGAGTTATTCTTAAAAGCATCTGGTAATGTAGAGAAAGTAAAAATTGATACAGCAGGAGATTCACATTTTTCTGGAGGAGATGTTGGATTCGGAACTTCATCTCCCGGTGATGCTATTGAAATTTATGGTGCTACAAAAGGAATTATAATACAAAATACTGCTGAAACAGATTCTGGTATAATGATAAGAGATAGTGCTGACCCCGGGCAACAAGCATCAATGAAATATGGAAGTGGTGATAATAGTTTAAAATTTTTCAATGGTGATGGTACAACAATTAGATTTAGAATTGACAATACAGGTGATGCACACTTGGCTAGGTATTTAAGACATCAAGGCGATACTAATTCATACATTGGTTGGGGTGCATCAGATGATTTTAGAATACTTGTTGGTGGTGTTCAGATGTTAAGATATGATGAGGGTATAAGTGGTACTGATTATGCTCAATTTATGGCAGATGAATTTAGAATGTATGCCAATGGTGATTTTCACGCAGACGGAGACTTAGTTGCATACTCAACAACAGTTAGTTCCGACAAGAGATTAAAGAAAGATATTAAGCCAATTGATAATGCTTTAGATATAGTTGATAAACTACAAGGAGTTCATTTTAATTGGAAAGAAAATGATGAGAAATCAATAGGATATATTGCACAAGATGTAGAAAAAGTATTGCCAGAAATGGTTACAGAAAAAAATCATTTTGATAAAGGTGAATTTAAAACAGTAAACTATGCAGCAATGGTATCTATTATGGGTCAAGCAATAAAAGAATTAAGAGCAGAAGTTGAACAATTAAAAAAACAAATTAAATAATGGGAGTACCAGAATCGCCAAACGAACTTAGTATGAATAAAATAGCAAGAGAAAGAAAAGGATATGGCTACGATTCTGCAACTAATGTTACATCACCTATATATATGTCAGATATATCAAGACTAACTGGTGGCAACTCAAGTGGTTCTGGGACAAGCTATCCTGCTGTAAATACATTAAATCCAGCGTTAGAAAGACCTGATGGAGCTGACCCTTTACAGATGTCAGAGTTTTATAGTTATGAGCAAAATGTTACATTGACTGCATTTGACTATATATACTCATCATCAAGCTCTTCAGATTCTTGTGCTGCAGGATTTCCTGAACCTTCACCTTATTATCATAATGATACAAACAATCAATATCCTGACGCATTAGATGGTAGATACACAGCTTATCAGAACACTTCAGGTAGTTTAGTTGCTGCTTCTGGGTTTTATCAGGTATTTACAAGTGGTGGTTCATCAACAGGAAAATATATACAAGTAGGAAGTAATGGTTCAATAATAGGAGGAGGAACGTGTTAAATAAAATAAATAAATAAATATAAAAATGGCAAACACTTATAATTGGAAAATTAATGCGTTAGACGCAAAAATACAAGAAGGCGATAACAGCGATGTTATCTACACAGTACATTGGAGTTATATTGCACAAGACGAATCAGGAGAACATACGGCAAGTTCAATAGGTACGTTAGGTGTGACCTATGACCCAGACAACTTTATTCCTTATGCTGACCTAGAAAAAGACGATGTAGTTAGTTGGTTAGAAGCAGGACTAGATGTAGCATCAATGCAAGAAAATTTAGATAAACAAATTGAATTAGAAATAAATCCAGTAGACGAAACATTAAAACCTGACTGGGATTAATTTATTATATTTGGATATAACTTTAAATTTAATAGGATGTCAAAAATTAGTAAAGAGCAATTAGAAAAACTACAAGAATCGCAAAAGAAGTATGCTGCTATAAAGCACGACTTAGGACAACTTGAAGTACAGAAACATGGACTATTACATATGTGGGCTGTTATCCAAGAAGAAGATAATAAATTCAAACAAGAGCTAGAAGAAGAGTATGGTAAAATAAATATTAACTTGGAAGATGGTTCTTATGAAGAAATAAAAGAAGATGGAGAAGATAAATAAAAAAATAGTTGCATTATCTGGCACTTTATTACTTGGAGTAGCAGGGTGGCTTGTTACTAGCGTTTATGCTATACAAGTAGATACTGCAATTATAAAGGACAAGATTGAGCAGGTATATGCTGATAACTGTCCTTATTGTGTTCACGCAGCTCATTCTAGTATTGCTGAACATCCTTTACTATCTCCTACAATTAAACATAGTCACCGACATATCGGAGACGAAATAGTAAAAACAAATGATTAAATAATAATAAAATGAGCAAACCAACTGAAATCGGTGAGGACACTAAATTAACTTTAGACCTTAAAACCATAGGAATTGTAATTGCAGGAGCAGTTTCATTAGTTTTAATGTACACAGACTTAAATGCAGGTATAGAAGAAGCAAAACTTTTACCTGAACCTGCTGTGTCAAGAACAGAATATGATTTAAAAGACCAGTTAATTAGGGAAACCATCGAGAACACTGCCGAGCAGGTACAAGAAAATAGCGAGAAGTTAGATAAAATAGATGAAAAATTATATGAAATTATACAGAAATGAAACAGATATTTGTCCTAATTGCATTGTTTGTATATGCAATTGCTAGTTCACAAGAATATACTGTCTTACATATAAACAGTTCTTGGAACTATAGAAATGATTACAAGCAACTTAATCAAATTAAGGGTGCTAAGATAGTTAAGGTTTTATTAGAAGACCAAAACGCTAATGTTAAAAGACAGATTAAATCTGTGCCAGTTATATTTATATATAAAGGAAACAGTTTAATAGGTAGATGGGATGCAGATATATCATTAAAAATAAAAGCACCTGTAGAGGAAATGCAAGAAGCAATAGAAAGTTCTAAATTTAGAAGAATACCAACTGAATAATGAGAGATATAAAAAAACTTATAGTACATTGTTCTGCTACACCAGAGTTTAAGGATTTTGATGTAGAAGATATAAGAGAATGGCATGTTAAAGGAAATGGTTGGTCAGATGTTGGTTATCACTATATTATTACTTTAGATGGTATAGTTCAGGAAGGAAGACCTGTAGACAAAAAAGGAGCTCATTGTTTTGGGCACAATAAAGATTCTATTGGCGTTTGTTATATAGGTGGCATGGATAAAGATATGGTAGAGTGGAAAGACACTAGAACACAAAATCAAATAGATTCATTATATAATTTATTACAAGAATTAAAGATGGAATATCCTGATGCTAAAGTATTTGGTCATAGAGATTTTACAGACAAGAAACCCTGTCCATCATTTGATGCCCATAAAGAATATTTATCAATATCTAATTATAACGAAAGTCAATGAGCAAAAAGAAATTTAAAGATACTACTGTAGGTAAATTATTATTTGGAGCTGCAAGTGTTGTATCTCCACAACTAGGTGCTGTACTAAATGGTGTTACATCTCCTAAAGATGCTATAGCTGAAATTACAAAAGCTAAAATACCTACAGAGGACAAGATAAAATTACAAACACTTATTTATGAACAACAAAACAAAGAAATGGAAGAAATTAGTACAAGATGGAAAGCTGATGCAGCTAGTGATAGTTGGCTTAGCAAAAATGTTCGTCCTCTTGTTCTTGTTTGGTGCATTGTGGTATTTAGCTTTGCAGGTATATTGGATTCTGTTGATTCAATCCCTTTTAACATAGGTACTACATGGAACGATACATTTGAAAAAGTTATGATGGCAGTTGTTTTAGCATACTTTGGTGGTCGTACTACAGAAAAAGCAAGTAGTATTATAAAAGGAAAGTAATGCCAAGAAAAGTTGCTGTAAATATATATAAATCTAAAAGTCGTAAAAGAAAAGGCATACACGCCAAAAGCAAATCAAGTAAAGTAAAATCTAGTAAAAACTACCTAAAGAGATACAGAGGACAAGGAAAATAATGTCCTTTGTGAATTTAATAGGTATTTTTTTATATATTTGTCAATTCAATAGGGTGTTTTATTACATTCGTTGATTTTCTTTGTTTTCATTGTTTATAAAAAGAGTAGCAGAAATGTTGCTCTTTTTTTTGTTGCATCTGACAAAAAATGTATATATTAGCAGTCATGAAAAATCTACAAAGTAAATTGGTGAATGTTCAAGCGACCTTGAAAGCACCTAAAAATCAAAGAAACAATTTTGGTAATTATAATTATAGAAGTTGTGAAGACATTTTAGAAGCAGTTAAGCCTATACTTAAAAAAGAAGGTTTAACTCTTATGTTATCCGACACTATAAATAATGAACCATTATATGTTGTAGCTACTGCGACTATTTCAGATGGTACAGATAGCTTAAGTGTATCTGCACAGGCAGGTATAGACCCTAATAAAAAAGGGATGGATGTTGCACAAAGTTTTGGTGCATCTAGTAGTTATGCAAGAAAATACGCTTTAAACGGCTTATTTTTAATAGATGATACTAAAGATGCCGATGCAACTAATACGCATGGAAAAGTGTCTAAAAAGGCTTCTACGGGCACTTTAACCGATTCTAAACAATGGTTACAAAAAGATTCTGTTCAATTTAAGAATGTTTTAAAAGCAATTAAAGAGAAAGGGTTTACTATGACTGATGTTAGGCAAAAATACAAAGTAAGTAAGGAAGTCGAACAATTATTAACAAATTAAATTTTATTATTATGAGTGAAAAAAATTATGTAGGTAGTGGAAAAAAAGTTGGAAACTACGATTTAGTAAACTTTTCTATACAATTAGATAAGTTAAATGATTTTGCATTTGAAATGAATGGCAAAAAATACGTTAAATTATCTATGGGTAAGAAAAAAGAAGTGGACCAATATGGTAAAACACATTCTATTTGGATTGATGAGTGGAAACCTGATGCACCTGCACAGGCACAACCACAAAAAGCAGAAACTGATTTACCATTTTAGTTTAACATAATCTTAGAGTGCCTAGCACCTTTTTCATTTTATTTTTTGTTAGTTTTATTCTAGCTAGGCACTTTGAGATTAATTTTATATACAATGAAAAATTATATTAACATTAACTTAGCATTTATGAGCACAAATTTATCTATACAAGAAGCAGTTGTTTTATCACATATACAATCTTTAGCAGTAAAAAAAGATTATTGCTATGCTTCTAATGAATCAATATGTAATACGTTGAAGCTCAACGACAGAACTTTATATAGGATACTTAAAAAATTAGAAGATAAAGATTATATTAGAAGAGAAACAAAGAGCATAGGGAACTATGGAAAACAAAGAAAGATATTTATTAGCCCAACTGCCAGATTAGTCAGTTCTATGTAATATAACATGTTATATATAAATTAAATATATAACATAGTATATATATATACATAGTGTAATACATAACAACAATGAAAACAGAATTTGAGAAAATAGGTATTATACCAAAAAACAATAATACACAACAAAAAGTAAAGTGTCCGAATTGTTACAAGATTGGCAAAGAAAACTACAAAGACCCATGTTTAAGCATTAACTTAGATACAGGTCAGTTTCTTTGTCATAAATGTACATGGAAGGGCACTGTTAAAAGAAATTATTTTATGCCAGAGGTAAAAGTTTATGAAAAACCTGTAAAGAATAACTTAAAAAAGTTAAATCAAAGGGCTAGAAAGTTTTTAAATAAAAGAGGTATAACTGATGAAGTTATTGAAACAAACAAAATAGTAAGTTCAAAGGATGGCAAAAGTATAGTGTTTCCATATTTCAGAAACAATGAATTGATAAATTATAAAACTAGAGGTGTAAATGATAAATTCTTTACACAAAGTAGAAATGGTTTGCCAATTATATACAACTATGATAGGGTTGCCAATGAAAAATTAATAATTATTTGTGAGGGTGAACTTGATTCGTTAAGTTGGGAGGTTGCAGGTATTACTTGGCATACTTCTGTAAATATGGGTGCACCAAACGTGCATGACAAAAACTTAGATAAAAAGTTAGAATGTATATCTAATTGCTATGAAGTATTTGAACAAGCTGAACGAATTTATGTAGCAACTGATGATGATGATAATGGCAGATATTTATCTGAAGAGTTAGTTAGAAGATTTGGTGCTGAAAAATGTAAAATAGTTTGTTTTAAACCCTATAAAGATGCCAATGAATTATTATTAGCTGAGGGTGTAGAAGCATTAAAAGATAGGGTAAGACAAGCATCTGACCCTAAGATTGAAGGTATTTTTGGCATTGATGACATATATGATTCAATGTTAGATAATTATAGAAATGGACAGGAAAGAGGTACTACAACCTATATTCCTGCAGTAGATTCAGCATGGACTTGGAGAAATGGTGAACTAAATATTTGGACAGGTTATCAAAACGAGGGAAAGAGTATGTTTTTAAATCAACTGGCATTATTAAAAGCTATTTACGATGGTTGGAAGTTCGGAGTGTTTTCACCTGAAAATATGCCAATAAATGATTTTTATAATGACTTAATTGAAACTTATATTGGCAAATCTGCAGACCCATATTTTGAGAATAATTACATGAGTGAAGATGAATTTAAAGAGGGTATGGAATTTATGAAGCGACATTTTTTTATAATATATCCAAAAAAAAGTTATAAATTAGAAGACATATTTGAAAGGGCTAAGTTTTTAGTCAAGTCAAAAGGCATACGTTCTTTGATAATAGACCCCTATAATACAATTCAACATAGGATGCAACATGGAGAGAGAGAAGATTTATATATAAGTAGATTTATGAGTGAGTTGAAAAGGTTTGCTATTGAGAATAAAATATCAATTCATTTAGTAGCACACCAAGTAACACCACAAAAAGATGACAACAACAAATATTATAAACCTGATTTAAATAGAATAAAAGGTGGGGGAACATTTTCAGATAAAGCCGACAATGTATTATTTGTATGGCGACCCAATAGAGCAATAGATTTTTCTGATACATCTGTAATCTTTGGCAGTCAAAAAATAAAAAAGCAAAAACTCGTAGGTTATCCACAGGAGATACATGGCATAACTTTCGACAGAAAATCATCGAGATATTTTTTTCATAATGAAACACCATTTGAAGAAATTGATAAATTTCGATGCGAAGAAGAGCAAGAGTAGATGCTAACCAAAAAGAAATAGTTGCCAAGCTAAGGGAGTTTGGTTGCTCAATTCTACACACACATCAACTCGGCAAAGGAGCACCAGATATAATAATAGGATATAATAATCTAAATTATCTAATCGAAATTAAAGATGGAAGTAAAACTAAATCTCAACAGAAACTTACACCAGATGAATTGGAATTTCAATCTAATTGGAAAGGTGCATACTTTGTGTGTAATTCTTATGAGCAAATTATATCTATTCTTGATGAGGGTAATTGATTTATTAGCACAAAAGAATGATGATTGGATTCGTATGGCAAAGAGCTTTAAGATTACTGATGACCAAGCAAACGAGATTGTACAAGAAATGTATTTAAGAATTAATGATTATGTAAAGGATGTAAAGAAAATTATGTACGATGATAAACAGATAAATACTTTTTATGTTTATATAACACTTAGAAATATTTATTATTCTAATTTTTATAATACAGGCAAAAACATTAAGAATCGTAAAGTGATATATTTTAGTGATATTGTAGATAAAGATGATTCAAGAAAGTTAGCAAAGTATATGATTGAAGACCCAGAAGACATACAAAACAATATACACAAGAAAATAAAATTAGATAATTTAATAGATAAAATAGAAAACGAAATAAACTCATGGTATTGGTATGATAAAAAAATGACTAAATTGTACATGAATACTAAAATGAGTATGCGAGATATAAGTAAAGAAACCAAAATAAGTTTAAGTTCAATATTTAATACATTAACAAATGCCAAAGAAAAAATTAGAAAAG